AGCTGTCTCGGAGTAATCTAATAAATAAATGAGAGTTGTGTTCTTCGCACAACATATGCCAGACCCCTGTGGGGCATTTTTTCACGACATTGTATTTGCCAAAGAGCTACAACGTCGTGGTCATACAGTAAGTTTTGTGATTACATACAACCGATGGGCAGCCGAAAAGCAGGGAGTTTACCGTGGTATTCAGTGGAAGCATTTCAGCATTTCGGAGCGTGAATTGAACGGTGCCAATATTTGGTGCTCTCCTCACTTCCCGTTTCTAAATACCGTCAGGAAGCTCAATGAGCGGTTCCAGAAACCCATTCTTATCACCATGCATTTTGGCGAGGATAAAGACAGCATTATGAACGAATATCCCCGTCTTGGAAAATGGGCTGAAATACTATGGATTATTTCAGACCATATCACGAACTATGTTATGAGCACGGTAAAGCTCTCCTCAACCATCAAATTGTGTGAGAGTGTGCGTCCCCTCATGATCGAGAACGAAGTGAAGTTTCAGGAGCGTGGAACTCCTCCACCAGGAGACTGTATCACCCTCGTAAACGCCAATCTTCTAAAAGGTCTTCCGGTGTTCTGCGATCTTGCGCTGCGATTTCCCGAGAAGAAGTTCTTGGGTGTCCGACCCTACTACAACCTGATCAACGTCCCTGAACACGTTCCAAACATCGAATGGATCAATGTGCAAGATGATATACGCACAGTTCTTCAGAGGACTCGTGTTATGCTGGTTCCGTCCCAGTATGAGAGCTGGGGGCGTGTTGCGTTTGAAGCCATGTACAATGGCATCCCGGTTATTCACACGAAACCGTATGATCGGAATGATTCAAGGGCTCGTAAATCTGGATCCTCAGAGGGAATGCAGGAGTGGATCCAGGGAACTCAGCAGGCGTGCGCATACGACAAGTTTGACGAATGGGTTGCGGCTATTCAAGCACTTGATAACCCCGAGACGTATACTGAGTACTCAAAGAAAGCCTATGACCGAACATATGAGATGGATATATTCAACGATTTCACAAAGGTTGAGAAGAAACTAGTTGATTATGCGAACATGTATCCCGCCCCAGTCACAACTACGGCAGCGGCTGCTCCTCTGGTAACGCAGCCAATTTTGCAGCTCCGGGCGCCTGCGGGTAATGCGATGCCTTTCCGCGGAGGTCGTTTCTCGCTGAGGCGCTAAGCATATCCGCCATAATCCGCCCCTGGGTAATCCGCTCCTTCGTCTCGGCGTCGTGCCCGTCGTTCACGACCGGGGTAGGAGGAATATACTTGGTTCCCGAGATGGCAGGGGCAACCGCCAGTTCCACGAGTGCAGAGATCACATCTCCCTTCTCTTTGATAAGCATCGCCTCAGCAGCCTCCCGAGTCGCTCCAGAATAGTCCATAACCGTCTGAACCTTCTCTGGGGTAGTCATATTTTATGTATACTACATAAAGCACGAAAATGAAATTCATCGAGAACCTCTGCCCCCCGGCTCTCCTGTATGCTCTCTTCCTGGCCATCCAACTTGGGTTTGATGTGGCCGATTTTGCGTGGATTACGGCCGGCACCAAGGTTCTGTTTGGCGGCGCCACCGTCTTTATCCTGGACCTCCTCTGCCGCCTCGATCTTGGAATCGTTGCGTGGTTCATCATGGCCGGTCCGTTCATCATTACTGCTCTGGCAACATCCGTTGCGATGGGACTCCAGATTGACCGTATGACCTTCACGCAGCCGTTCTAATTTACACAATAGCATACTAAGTTATCAAATGCAGAGTGTAGTAGAGCGGGTAGGGACCTATATTATCTACGGCCTTGTAGGAGTCTATGCGGCGGTAGAGCGGTGCTGTGCCCGCCGGGCGCCGGTGTATGAGACGATGACGTGGCAGGCGACGAATCTAGATACGGGAGTTTCGGAGTATGCCGACGAGTATCATGAGCTTCGCCGTGTGGGCGCAGATGTTATCCTACACCATATTCGGAAGACTCATGGACTACATCAGAGCCATAAGACGGTGATTGAGTGGACCAACGAGGCGGGTCAGGGATACTTGCTTCCCGATGTCTTTGAGTCTGTAACGGCACCCTGGTTCTTTGTTGGCTACATCGGTGAGGACGGTAAGGCGCTAGACTGCACGGACAGGGTAGACCACCTTGTGGTTGAGGGAAACCGTGTGACCATTCCGATTCTTCGTTTGGTGGTAGACTGTCCAGCAGAGAAGTGGGTGTATATCAACCCCAAGACGTTTGACCAGCTGGAATTTCCGTCCGAGGGTATTCTAATTGGCGATGTCGTTCCGGCACCCCCAGCCGTCTCCTCTACGAAAGATGATTGATCATGATCATGCGGCCGTCGTGTGGAAATACATTGATCTCGACAAGAAAGTGAACCCTGCTCCGTTCATAGAACACATGTCTCTATACTCCAACCTGTTTATTCAGCCAGTAGGGCACGTTCTCTTTTGGGGATGTTACTTCTTCTTCCCAGTTCTATTTGAGTATCTCGGTGGGACGGTCGACATGTCCACCTTCTCTATCCTTTTTTACGCTGCATCGTCTCTCCAAGTTCTCTGGAGCGCATTCTCGTGCTGGAGCGAGGTGGTAGAACACTACCATCTCGGCACAACCCTCTACACGTGGAAAATCCTGACCCATGGTCTTGGTCTTCCACTCATCAAAATTAATTCAGCCGATCGCAACCATCAGTATTTCAAGTATGCGGCAGCCATCTCACTGCTTCAGAACCTCGGTTAGATTGCCACCGAACATTCCCTGGAAACTCTTGACGAGTTCTGCTCCCTGCTGGACCTGAGGTCCCAGGGAAGAGAGCGTCTCCACAAGCTGTTTCTGAGTATCCATGAGTTCCTTCGTATCGTCACGCATCTGCAGAACCTGTTCGGGGTTCAGTTTCTGGAAGGCGTGCAGAACCGTGGTTCCCGCATCCAGGTGAGAGTCCTCGATCTTCGCCGATTTGGAATCGGTGTGAGGTTCCGGGTCCTTCTTTTCCTGCTTCTCCTTGTCCTTCTTGTCGCTCTTCTTCTCGTCGCTCTCCGTAGGGTTCTCGTAGTTCTCCTTGAGAGCCTGACCTGAAATCAGAACTACACCCGCAATCGTGGCGATTCCAAGCGTTACGGCAGCCGTCAGGGGCATGCGGACGCCGTATCCCACTACGGCGGTAATCAGCACAAGCCAGACAGCGAGGTATCCTAGCTGGCGCTGGACAAGGAACACGATGGTCACCAGCAAAAGTAGAGAAGCGACAGCAGTATCCACGTTTGCCTTCATTGATTCTAGGGTAGAATTTAAACAACCGTTACGGGACTTCCAACCGCAACGGTATCGGCCGTTCCGGCAATGCCCGAGCCGTTAAATGTGTATCCCGCCCGAGGCTGCTGGAGAGCAAGAGTGCCTCCCCGGTGACGACGACGACGACCCGCCGTCTTTCCCTTTCCACGGCGACGACGACCACCCGTCATGTTGTTTCCGCCACGACCCTGGAGATTGGAGCCGCAATCGCTGCCTGCCTGATTATTCCAGAGTGCGCTTCCAGCATTCGGGCGGCCAGGATCGGACAGAATCGATCCGCCGAATCCGTATCCGCCCCCACGCTTGACCGAACGACTACGACGGCGACCAGCCTTTTTTGTATGTTTACGACCACGAGCCATTTGTATTGGACAGAGACTAGATTCTAGATTCTCGGTGTCCATGTCCCGTCTTCATTCTGGACGCACTCCAGTGTGAACACGGATCCTAGACTGCGAAGATGTTTGGATAGCGCCAATGTCTGTACACGCAAATATCCTACATCCGCAACTTTATACACGTCAGGAATATCCGTAGAAACGATCTCATACTTGTCGTGGTTTTGGATCTCTGGCTTGGTTTCCATAAAGATCCCCTTTTCGCCATGAGCATCCGTATAATGCTCGTATCCACGAATATCGGTCGCATTGTCTCGGTGTTCTACCTTCCTGGTCTCAAACGCAGGGCACGGAGTATACGCCGCCATCGCCAACTTCAAGAACTCGTTCCTCTGTGCAAACGACTTTGTCTTGAACATAGGGGTTCCATTCCACATCCACATATCTGCGATATACATATGTGTGGAGGTGTATTCGACTCGCAAGATTGTATCTTCAAAACACCGTTCATCCCAAACCATCCTGAAAATCTGGGGAGTCGCATCGGGTTTCCGGGGGACCCAGTAGGCTACCGGTGTTGACGATTCGTCACGGGTGAGACACAACCATCCTGGCATTCCGCTAGTCTGTGGAGATTTGCAGGTGAATGCCCCAACCGGTCCTTGACCTTGACGGGTCATGCGAAGTCCCGAATCCCATCCGTAGAGTGTTTTGAGTCTATTCATATATACTATCAATCATCTACCATCAAAATCACTTCGCCGGGGCGCCGCCCGATGCTCCCGACCACCCTACCTTGTCCATTTCACGGGTATCGATGGGAGGAGGGAGTTCAGGCATTGGCTGGGCAGCAGGGGGAGGCATTCCAATAAAGGTGGGCACCGTAGCAGTTTGGCTATGCCCCTGAGTCGGCGGCTCTACCCTCGGGGGAAGGACAATCTGAGGCTGGGGCTGGGGAGGGGCGGGCGGAACTTGAAGTTCAGGAATGAGGGCGGGGAGAGGGGTGCGGTCGACATACACGATCTTTGGCTTGGGCGCCTGGATCGTCCTGGAAATCCAGAATACTCCAATATGAAGAACTACAATGACCATGATCGTTGCAAAGGCAAGGTAGACAATATCCGAGATTTCCATGTTATTTTATGGAAAGTTTTGTAAGACCTAAAATTAAACACAAGCATGTCTGACCCTGTACCCGAATCCGTTGCCAGTGCCATTGACGTAGCGAAGACTGCAGTCATCGACTTTGCTAACAAGTCTGAGCTCGTGAAGTTTGTCATTCAGAAGATTGCGGAGGTAGAGATCCTCGCCGATCGTTCCGATGAGGATAAGGCGAAGTTCATTGTAGAGGAGGTCAAGAAGGCCATTCGTGAGTCCCCCCTGTCCGATGAGCAGAAGACGCAGCTTGTTGTGTGGTGCGACGTTGCGCTTCCCTACGTCATTGAGGCCGTCAAGATCGTGAAGGCCGAGGTCGGGAAGGTTGCGAACGTGGCCCTGGCCGAGGTGAAGAAGTGCTGCCCTTCGTGGTTTTCGAAGAAGGCTGCTGCCCCGCCGGCGTAAACAGATCATCGTTCTCCGTGAACGATCCGTCTTGCCATACCGATACCCTCACTGTTTCAGAATAGTCAATCCTGTCCAGAACATTCGGATACGGATGCGTTTCAATTTTTACCATCCCGTCCTTCTGCGGCTGGAATGTTCGGCACGTCTTTTCGTGTGGATTCAGACACTGGAGTCCACACCAAAGGAACGTCGTTTTATAAGTTTTCTGGGGAACTGGGCGGGATTCCCATACCTTGGAGAGAGTATACATTGTATTCCTATTCACGATAGGTCTAAATATACATCAGGCCCATCGTGACAGCAAAGAAGACGGCGGCGTGGACAAGCAGACCAATGCCAGTCGGGACACCGTTCTCGAAGACCCGGGGACCGCTTATCGAGCGAGACAGACCGTCCACGACCCGGAACGTGATCGGATTGGCCAGGATGTAGAACAGGAGTCCCTGGAACGCCGAGATCTGGAGTTTCTGCATATCGGTAGGGGCGGGCATCTTTATATTATTCTCTAGCTTGGAAAGTATTGCGAGTGGCTTGTATTGTTTCTAGGAGCTGGGGGATCTTGTGGAGCACTGCACTGATTTCCAGCTCATTGCGTTTGGCAGGTTCACGGGCATCCAGGGTTTCCGTGACAAAGACAACTGCCGTCAAAAGAAGGGACTGGCGAGGCTTAGACATCTTGGGTTCCCATCGTAGGCAGTAGAGTTTGTACAGGGATTCAATATACGTATTGGAATGAGCATTCAAGACATCCCAGAACATCCAGACCAGAGCTTTGGAAAACTTGGAATTCACGTAAGGATTGCGGCGTTCCGCACAGAGAAGAGGCTGTTTCGTCCGTTTCTTCTGTTCACGGGCATACGACAGTATCCATGACATCCAATATAGGGCCCGCAGGGTATCCCGAGTTTGAATAGAAAAACAGAACTCGTTGAACGGAATCTTGAGTTCGTACGGGTCGTCGGCCTTGACGAATGGCAAGCATGCAGCCTGTGATGTTGCCCGTAGATTCTCACGAACAGTTTCTGGCTGGAAATCGTGAAGGGGTTTGATCGTCGGAAGTGCAATCGGTTTCTGTTTTCGGGCGATTGCCAACGCCACAGCCGTTTCACATACGAGTGCTCTAGCCTCTTCGTGATTGCGGATATCTGTCATCGTATGAATACTGAACCGTTCTTCAATAGAGGCAAACCGTTCATACTGCGATGTGAGGTAGGTGAACATATTGGGACAGCGGTGGACATAGAGAGATCCGGCCTCGAACAGGGTATTCCACAAAGAATGAACAAGTCCTGAACACAGGAGTTCCAGTGTCCAGTAACACGCATAATCGGCATGACCCAATTGAATGCTCTGAAGCAGGGATTTATGGGCAAGAGTGCGTGCGTGCCCAGAAAATGTGAACGTTTGGAAATCTGCAACTGTTCGGGTATCTGTGATCCTACTCATTATTGATGGGCTTACAGTTTAGAACGTGTAATATACCGAGTTCGCACCCGAGTAAATGAGAGTCAGACCGTTTCCTGCTTGGAGGTAGATGTTTGATATTGGTGACACGTTCAGAAATCCTCCTGCGCACGACAGCGTATAATTCACTGTAGAGTTGTTCTTGATGACCCAGTAACTTCCTTGGATAGGAGTTGTTCCTGGAAGAGTAATTGTCACAGTTGTAGATGTCCCGAGAAGATTGAAGTAGGTGGAGTAGTTTGCCGTCGAGATAGCAAAAGCATCTGTCGTCACAAGAGATACATTGATGGTGTTGATAATGTTGGATGTTGTGCGGATCTGACCCGATACATCTAGGGCATATGCTCCGGGGACACATCCGATTCCGACGTAATTGTATGAGGTATCTGCTTGAATAGTGGGAGCCACAGAAGTGGAGTAGACCAGGAATGTATTTGGCTGAGTAGCACCTGAAGACGTGGGGTTCGGATTGCTTCCGATGAACGTGCAGTTTGAAAAGGTATTTGCGTGTCCAGCCTGGTATCCTAGGGCATTTACGTATTGTGCAGTATTTCCCGAGAGAGAGTTGGATCCCAGTCCGATAACTGTAGAGTTTATCTTTATGGTGGTCGTAGTCATACTAACTGTAATCACCGATTGGGAACTCAGACTGACAACATTCGCTGTTCCCGAAACATCTAGTGCGTATGGTCCCGGAACCTTTCCAATCCCAACGTAATTGTTTGAGGTATCTGCTTGCAGTGTGGGAGCAACAGAAGTGGAGTAGACCAAGAATGTATTGGCTTGAGTAATCCCCAATCTGGCGGAACTCGGGTTGGTTCCGATGAATGTGCAGTTTGAAAAGGTATTTCCGAATCCAGCATTGTATCCTAGTGCATTTACGTATGGTGCAGTATTTCCTGAGAGAGACTGGTATCCTAGGGCAACCACGTCTCCAAACAGCAGTGTAGCCGCACATAGGGTGTTTACGTTGACGGTCGCTGCGTTCACGGTCGCTGCCGATAAGGTCGTGTTGGACAGGGTTATCCCCCCGATCAGATTGCTTGTTCCCATGTTGGTGGCTATGATGTTGGAAACACGTAGAATACCTTGGACATCAAGCTTGTATGGATTATCCGCTATTCCTCCAATTCCTACAGTGGAGTTATATATAAAGATTGGGCCGATTGTACTGGCGGCCCCTGCAGGAGTGAAGAACCCACTACCTGCTGCGATTGTTCCACATACGTCAAGGGCATACTGTTCCCGAGGAACCCGACCGATTCCAAGTAGTCTGGCAGATACATCTCCCTGGAGGAACGGCAGTGTAGCACTGGTAGAATATACAATAAACGCATTGCTTACAGCAGGAGAATACCCTGGATTGCTTCCAAGGAATACCATATTATTCGTTGTTCCACCCGACCCGGCTCCGGTTCCAAAAGCTACTACGTTTGATCCAGTGTTTCCAGAGAGAACTCCGCTTCCAAGTCCAACTTGTTGACTCGCCGATACAAAGACCGCCGAAATCGAATTGAACGATACGATTCCAGACAGGTCGTATCCAGATAGATTCACACGTTGAGTTGCCGGGTAAATTGACCACGTAGCGCCCGCACCCGCCCCTGGAACCTCCCATTCTATATATGAGCCAGTATAGGTAGGAACTGTTCCATTTCCCGGAGTAGTTGATGGAGACCATATAACGCCATTGAGCCTGCCAAGAGAGACATTGGATGCCTGGATACTTCCAGATACGTCCAGTGCAAACGCCCCTGGAGCTTTGCCAAGACCTACACGGTTAAAACTCAAATCGCCCTGGATCAATGGAAGGGTGGACAGGGAGTACACTACAAACTGATGATCTGCTGCCACCGAATACCCCGGGTTGCTACCTACGAAGATAGAGTTGGAACGGGTATTGTTGGATCCAGCATACTGGCCAATGTAAATACAGTTATTCGCTCCACCAGACACACCGGCATTGAAACCAATACCGATCGTATAGGTTCCACTGTTGTCCACGAGAGACCTGAACCCTACCGCAACGTTGCTTGCCCCCGATAGATTCCATCCAGCCCAGTCACCTATACTAATATTGTTATCTCCAGTATTGTTCGATCCAGCGTTCGAACCAATCGCTACGAGATTTACACCTTTGTTTCCCACTCCAGCGTTCGCTCCTATAGCATTCAAGCTGTCCCTGGTATTTCCTGCCCCAGCGTTGCACCCAAACGCATTGACGAATGACCCTGAATTATTTGCGGCAGCGTTGAATCCGAACGCATTCACCGACGACCCCGTGTTATTCAGTCCGGCGCTGGGTCCCATGAAGTTCACAATCGACCCCGAGTTATTAAAGCCTGTTCGATTCCCGAATAAGTTTACATTGGACGACGTTCCAGTTTGGTTGTTGGATATTCCAACAATAAATCGTAAAGGACTACTTTGTATGGTTACGGAAACGCTGTTGATGGCGATAAGTCCTGCGACACTCGACAAGGTTACTGTCCCAATAGTCGCCGTCGGAGCAGTCAAATTTCCGGCTACTGTGACAGCATCCGATAGCGTAGTGGTTCCTGATACGAAGAATGATACTGCTGATAAAGTGGTTATGGTGGTAGCAGACAGAGTGCTGAGTCCAGATACGCCAAGATTATTCCGAATTGTGCTAGAGGACACTGTGAGGAGCCCACTGATAGTCGTATCATTCGAGACGTTGAGTGATGAAATAGTTGTGGTCACATTTCCAGCGGAGATAGATATTCCACCAACTGTGAAATTGTTCTGAACTGTAGTAGCGGAGACCGTGAGGAGTCCGCTAATATTAGCATCATTCAACACGGTGAGGGATGAAATTGTCGTTGACCCACCCGAGATAGTTCCAGATACCACTAGGTTGTTTTGAACCGTAGCAGCGGAGACTGTGAGGAGTCCGCTGATAGTGACAGCATTGAATACGTTCAGGGATGAAACCGTTGTGGTCGCCGCCGCTGCTGAGATATTTCCAAAGACCGTGAAGTTATTCTGAACGGTGGCAGTGGATACAGTCAGAAGTCCGCTGATGGTCGCAGAGTTTGAGACATTCAGGGATGAAATCGTTGTAATCGCAGTCACCGTGAGATTATTCTGAATTGTCGCTGCAGAGACTGTGAGGAGTCCGCTGATAGTGGTAGTATTTGATACGTTCAAGGACGATAAGGTGGCGACCGAGTTCCCTGCCGATAATGTAGTGCCACCGACCGTAAAGTTATTCTGGATGGTGGCAGCGGATACGGTGAGGAGTCCGCTGATAGTCGTATCATTCAAGACGTTGAGAGACGAAATAGTTGTCACCGCAGCAGCAGCCGATATGGATATCCCCCCTAGCGTGAGATTGGTCTGAATTGTCACAGCGGATACGGTGAGTAGTCCACTGATTGTCGCAGCATTTGAGACGTTGAGGGATGAAATGGTCGTCACCGCAGCTCCAGCCGAGATATTTCCACCCACAGTCAAGAGGTTTGAAACTGTCGCCGCAGATAAGGTAGCCAGTCCACTGATAGTGACAGCGTTCCAGACGTTCAGCGATGAGATTGTCGTTGTTCCTCCCGAGATGGTTCCAGATACCACGAGATTGTTCTGCACAGTCGCAGCAGATAGGGTTGTAAGTCCGCTGATCGTGACACCTCCAGATACAGATACGCTAGATAGAGCTGCCAGACCACTCACCGTAACCCCGTTACTCATCGTGACAGCGCCCGATAGAGTTGACACTCCAATTACCGTGATTGATCCTGTCGTCATGGCATTCGTGATGGTAGCGGATGATACAGTTGCTGTCGCCGATCCTGCAGACAGAGTTGCCCCTTGAACTGTTAGTGTTCCCTGTGCAGTAAGTACACCACTCACATTGAATGTTCCAGAAACAAACCCGGTTCCCGAGACGTTCAGGGCGTAGGCTCCTGGTGTAACACCAACTCCCAGAGCAGAGTTTGATAAGATAGTGCCTCCCAATGTATTTGATGACGTTCCAAGATTGCTAATTGTCCCGTTAGACAGTGCTACTCCACCGATCGAGTTCGATACACCCCCAGGAGTAGAAATCGCCCCTGTTGCGAAAATGGTCGTCTGTCCATTGCTGAGTAGCGAATTGGATATTAGCCATCCACCGATAGAGTTCGAGGATGCCCCAGCATTGATGATGGTCCCGTTAGACAGTGCCACTCCGCCAATTGAGTTCGATACACCCCCAGGAGTAGAAATCGCCCCTGTTGCAATAATGGTCGTCTGTCCATTAGAGAGCACTGAATTGGATAGCGTCCACCCCCCAATCGTATTGGATGTTCCGGTCGCATTCGAGATAGTTCCGTTACTTAGCAGAACGCTCGCAATCGTATACGAGTTGCACCCAAAATTGCCCGAGATGTTTCCTCCTACGTTCAGGTTGTTTGTGACCGTTGTTGCTGACATCGTTGTGATGCCAGTTGCCGACGCAAATGTCAACGCAGCATTTCCAGCTGCAGAGGCACCCCCATTATAGAGAATCTGGCCAGACGATCCACCGGCAGGACCCTGAGGACCCGTTGCGCCCTGGGTTCCCGTACCTCCAAGACCAGTGACCCAGTACATAGTCTTTCCGTCTGGAGCTAGGGAGATAAACTGTCCTACACCTCCAGGACCAGTTGGAAATACCTGTCCATTGATCTGGTTTACATTCGACAGTGAATTGTTGGCCATGTTCACGTTCGTAACAGCAGGGGTGGTGCCGAGAGTCAAGGAACCACCCCCGATATTCTGTAAGTTTTTCGTGATCCTACTCATTCCGTCTTACCTCTTACTTAGAAAAGTAGACAAGATATTGATACTCGTAACCCACTGGCGTCATGTCCACCATCTCGTGACGAGTAAACCCAGATGATTTCACAATATCCAGCATCGCAGGGATCGTTGGCATCGTCAGCTGATGAATATTCTCACGGTACGAACGCTTTGGCTTGTCAAATTCAAAGACCTCTTCGAACCGAGCTTTGTCCGTATCAGGATCCTTGACAAACCTGCTCTTGTACTTGAACTTGTCAAAGAATACATCGGAATCAATTACCCGCTCCGTGCTGTATTTCTGGACGGAGAACGGTCCGAAGGGTGAAGCCGCATCTAGAATCGGGTCAAACTTATTGGGGTCTACCAGATGAATCACGAAAATACCACCTGGACGCAGCCACGAGTAAATGTTGTCGAGGACCATCTTGGCGTTCTGGAACTGGTAGATGGAGAAATAGAGCATCATCGCATGCGAAAAGGATTTCGGCGCAAACGTTTCTGCCCGAGCCACATCCCCCTTGTAAAACCGGGCGCTCTTACACTTCTCTCGTGCCTTCTTCAACATGGACTCTGAACTGTCTAGACCTACAATATCAATGCCTTCACGGCACAACCAGTCCACATGCGGTCCCGTCCCGCAACACACATCCAGAAGCTTGATTTCTTCTTTCGGCCATTCCGACAGGGCATACTCACGGATCGACGCTTTCTCAAACGAGACACGTTCAGGTGTCGTGAACAGCTTGTCGTAGACGTTGGCGTAGAAGTCGTCATATATCTCGGAATAGTCTTCGTGGGTATCCGTCTCTCCGTTCTTCTCCCTTTCGTTGTCAAACAACTCACGGTGAACAGTATGCAGTTGCGACAACAACAGAATAGCAATAGCCACTAGGGCAATGAGCCAATATGCTAAAGATCCGTCCATCTGTCTCTTGTATCTATGTAAGAAATGTGGGAGCTGCTTCCAATCCAGCGAAAACCAGGGAGGGTAGGGACAATGTTACATCGTGACTTTATTTACCCGCATTTTCCCGATGTAACTACCGAAGTATGGAAAAATGTGCCCTCCAATGTTCGGGAGTGGAGTATGTCTATTTGGAAGGATGAGTTTCATGTGAGACGGCCGTCTATGGGCGACAGCGATCTCCTCGCCTGGGTTCCTCGCATCGGACTCCTTGCGGCAAAACGAGGATGCTGGGTCGGAACACACAAATCGTCCATGGCAGTTGCTATGTGCTTTAATTACGTGGACCGAGGGCACAGGGAGCAGGGATGGTCTGGAAAAATGATCATGTCTCTCTGCAGGAAGGCGACAGATATATGGGGACCCACGCCGTTCATGTTTGAAATACAGTATACGATTCCCCGTGGACTTCGGCAGGTGACTCCGTTCTTATCGTTCACGTATACCTGGATACCTTTCTTGTCGATCGAGGTCCCTCCAAAATGGACACCTATCCCGATAAGCGACTTTCAGAAAATCAAGGGGTTTCATACGATAGAGACAGAGGGGTATCTCGCCTTTCAGAACAACGGTAACAGAATCCTGCTGGATCCTCATAACGATATTGTCTTTTACGACGACCTTCTCGCCCTCGCCTCCTTTGACGGCATTCCGTTGCCAGGAGCATACTGCCGGATATTCAACCCACTCGGTCAAAGCAAGATCTACCTTGCCAACTTATATTTTGATTCTCCTCCCCAATTTGACCATTTTATGCTACCGTAGTCTAGGTGTAGTCATAGGTCCAAGTCCTGGACTGGAGATCTGGACGTTCGGTAACCCACTTGCTTGCCCCATTCCGAATCCAAACCCTTGTGTAAACGACTGTCGCAGTCCCTGGAAACTTATGCCCGACTTTCGGAGAAGCAGGATAAGCGTCAGAAGAATGAGGATCGCAATAAATACATCCATGATTGTGGTAAACGACGATGGGAACCCGGCAAAGTAAGCAACGATCGGATTCTCTACAGCCGGAACGGGCGTGGCAGATGTAGGATCCGTGAGCTGAATGTAGCGATTGAATGCTCCGATTTTCTGTAGTTTCTCCGACAGGAGGTTCCCCAGAAAGTCAATGTTTCCAGACACACTGTCTGTCAAGGACGATTGCTTATCACGAATGGCTGCAATAGAATCTGTATACGCTACCTGAACAGCACTCTGATTGTCAAGATCGGCATACTGCTGGCGATACTTGGCAAGAACCGGACCCAGTTTTTTATCCTCTATGACCTTGCGTTCCTGAGCTGCCCAGGCTGGACCATTCTTCAAACTGTAATACCGAAAACGTGTCTGCTCAAAGGTTTCGGGATCTTCCTCAGCATTCTGCGAGGCACGCTGGTATGATTCATATGCGGATTGAACAGATCTGGGATCGTTTGCCCAGTCGGACTGGGACTTTGCGACATCAGCTTTCAGGCCTGCGGACTTTGATTGCCTTTCACGCTCTTCTAGGGCTTTTTTGTCTGCTTGAATGCGACTGACGATGTCCGACATTCCTGCTATTGTTTATTGACAGCAAAGGAAATTGCGATCCCTACACCTATAATCATTCCTACAACTGCGATACTCATATTGATGATGGGCGGCAGGACAAATCCGCCAACCACATACAACAGAAGAACGATCGCAACAGTAATAGCGACTGTTTGTAGAACATCCATCTTCCACTGGGAGTCAGGACCTCCTACTGTCTGAATCTGGCGAGCAACATTTTCACGTTCTTGTGCGGTGGTCTTTCGCTCTTCGCTGATATCCGTGATCTTCTTGATGACCGCATTGGCTGCCTTCTTGACTTTTCCAACCTCAATCTGAGCATATTGATTGCTTGTGGCTGATCCAAGGGCATTGACATTGCTGTCCATCTTGTCTATGTACTGACTTGTCTGATCCAGAGCAGCGGAATGATCGATGCTTCCCGGATCAACCCTCTGGTAGAGGTTTCCAGAAGATCCAGAACTCGCAGCTGCCACATATGTCTGATAAGAACGAGGATTGAGAGACATTGTGTGGACTCCTGGCATCGGCCTATATGTAACCGTAGGGTCAATCTTGCACGAATCATCATCTGTGTATGGAGGCGAGCATCGAACCGGGCGCTGCGAAGACTGGGATACTCCAAGTATGAACTTATTGTCGCCTTCTACCGCAAGGGGGATAACACCTGATAGACCCGCCTGTTCTTTCCACCCCCCCTGTCCGTTTGCCGAACTCTGGTAAATTGTTTGACCTCCCATCGCATATGTGTTTCCAGCACTTGCCGCAACAACTCCCTGGGAACCAGTAGGCTGGGCAATCGGTATCCATGAATTTGTTGTGCACGGCTTCGAGCATCCCTGGCTCCCAACAAAGATGAACTGATCGGTCACACTGATCGAGGGAGTCGCCGAAGGAGTTCCAGGAACAGGTTGGGGCTCTGACCAGCTACCACCACCATCCACGGGCCGGTAGGAAAACACTAGTTGGTTGGTAGTTGTTGGCGGTAATTGAGTAGGAGCTGGGTTTAGTGTAAATTTGTATCCTCCTGCAACCACAGTATTCGTATACGTAGGCCACGAAGCGGGAGAATAGTTAGAAATAGGACCGACATAATACTTGCTAACTCCATCTGCGTTCACCATCTTGGTATACTGCGCCTCGGCCGCCATGTATACTGGCTTTCCAGTATCGTCCTTGTCAATTTTCTGGATATCAAGTTTACCAGAAATCATGGGACCGCTCAGGTATCCACTAGAGGACGAGGATGAGGATCCTCCAGAACTAGCCCGAGTAAAGGTTCCACCATTGCTTCCAACAATGGAGTTTCCAGTGCTATCAATTGTGAATGACATAGGGAAGTTCCTGCTGGGAGTAATGTATACCATCTGTCCAGACGTTGTGGAACCGGTATCAAACGTGCCCCTAATTTGCGTCCATCCAAACAGTGACACCGCTGCTGGGTTAGAAGGAGTAAACGTCCACGAATTTCCACTCTGAACTAGATCTCCCGACTCTCTTCCGTTGATGAATGTCCACTTTCCATCAAGCTTCACAGATGTAACTGTGCTCGTATAGAGAATATACACATTGTCTCCATCCACGGCAATATCAGAGGGCATGCCGTTACGCCCAGGAGGAGCCTCTACCCCCCTCCAGTTCTGTCCGTCGCATGGTTCCTTACATGTGTATACATCGCCATTCGAATTGAATCCCCACACAAATCCCGTTGAAGATGCAACGATCTTGTTCAGTTGCCCAGGCAAGGCGGTCCAAGACACTACGTTCGCAAGCTGACCCTGAACATAGGACAGTAGGCTTTGTGCCTGATTCTGGAAATCTTGGGCATACTCTGCCATCTTGTTGTTATATAGATCCACGATATTTTCATGCATAATTGTAATGAGTCTGCCAGGAGCACAATCTAGTATGTTGAACGGTACCTCCATGGCGCCAAGTGTTCTCGGTGAAACAGAAGAACATAACGCGTTCTCCGCCGCAACTCTCCAGGAAGAAACTAAGATAGACGCAGCGCTTTCTCAGTACAACCGGATCAGGGCTCAATATGGTGAAATTCTGACAGAGGCGATTCGCACCCAGGACCCTACAAAGAGGACGCAGTTAGTATCGACAATTACTGCACTGAACCAGCAGTTGACGACAATTGTAACTTCACTCCAACAGATGTATAGTTCTGGTAGGACTACGCTGTCTGGAATGCCCAAGATCAACTTTGCAGCTGATCTTGAACAGTACAAACGTGATCTTGAGAGGCTGTTAAGAGAACGGGACGAACTCACAAAGCTTAAGACGGTATACTCCACCCTGAAGCAGGAAACAGTAGTCCCGCCTTATACCCTCTACGTTGTAGGAATTCTGGTCATGCTGATCATCCTACTAGTTCTATTTACGTTCACGTCTCTGATGACGAATGTTCAGAGCGTTCTGCCTGCGATGCCTGCCCTACCTGCGATGCCCGAGCTTCCAAGTCTAGGTCTCAGCGGACCGACCCCATCGACGGTGATGTAATATTCATTGTAAATGGCGCACCAGGACGCACCGCCGAAGCAAAAGGATTCATCTGGGGAGACCAGAACCCAATCAAGAACATGATCGGAATGATAAAAAGAATAATACCCACACGTAGAATCATAGCGTATCCGTTAGATACATCCACCCTCGGAAGATCTGGTGTCTTTTGCTTGTAAAGATCGTAACGGTTTTTGGCTGCCAAATACTCGTCTTCGATCTCCTGGGCACTTGCATGAAGTTCAGCGGCCTTGTCGTATTCCGACCCCATTTCGGCGTTTCCTTCCTCGTAAGACTCGGCAAACTTCTGCATATCCGCCTTTTGTGCTTCAACCTCCCTCTGCCTATTACCAACCATCTGTTCCAGTGCGTCCTGGGCAGCCTTGTATGCTGTCCGATATGTCTCAATGCCCGTTGTGACAAATTGGACGTAGTTTGACTTGTATTCATTCATCATTTCTTCGAATGATGCACGGTCACCCATTATTATACAGTCGCTACACAAAATCGGTAATACGGCGTCGCACCTGCGTCGGGAGACTTGCGGAGAACCTCGATGATATCACCCGGCTTTCCCCCGATCCAGCGGACGGGAGCATCCTGGGACCAGATATGGGGGGTAGGCATATACTCCTTGTGCTTCATCGCCATCTGGGGTAGGAGAGGCTCCTCGGACTTGATCTGGATATGGTCAGCCCGCATCGCCTTGGCAATCGCATCCAGCGAGATGCCGAACTTCACTAGGAAATTCTTGACCTCTTCGGCGTCCAGAATCCGGTGGCGGGGGATGTAGCGGTGCGTCGTGATATCAAACGTGAGTTGACCTACGTGGAACACCTGGAGAATATGGCTCTGTGCCGCCACCGCATCCAAAATTGTCTCCGATGGCGGAATGGGGACCACCACAATTCCACGGGTGCCGCCGTGCTCCTGCGTCAGAGACACCAAACGCAGGACTTGATCCTCCGTAATACGAGTGCGAGTACTCATAAACACCAGGGTATCGCCATACTTGGTCGTTGTCGCTGGGAAGTCGGTATCGATTGTTTCGGGAGCCGCCGTGTTTACACCACGCTGCCCGAGCATTGTCTTGAGAACTTCCTCTGTTGTCGGCATTGTATTCTGTATTATTGTTTCTTGACGTGTTTAATTCTATCCGTTTTACAATAGACGGAATGAAAAATGCTGGACTCTTAGCACTTGCCATTGTAGCCCTCATTGTTGCGGGTGTCCTGTTTGCGGGGTCTCGGGAACGCTTTGGGACCCCGGAGTTTCTAGATCGGTCGTCTCAGGAGGCTCAGGCCCGAGGAGAAGTTTCATCGTACGACCAGACGACAACGCATTTCCGGGCGCCGGATTCACACAAGCCTCCGAAGGGGGAGCGGATTGGGGTTCGGGTGGGGCAGTGGGAGGGATATAATGCTCAATTTTAGACGGATCGGCACGACACACACAGACCATCTCCCAGAAATCACGGAATTCTTGGATATGATCCGTTAGCCATCGAGGATCACGAGGAACATTGTCAATACGGATATTGCCCAGATACCACCAGACTACCCGGTGCTCATCCCCTTCAATCTTCGCCTTCCATTCGTCTGCGTCCTCCTCTTTCGGCTTGTATACGATCTTACCATCGTCATAGACGACCAGGACACCCTTATACGGCGAATCGCTGGCATTCCATTCCGTGCGACCACACGTTTTGAACTGCATCTCCACATAATCGCACTCATCGATATTACAGCATTCCATCTGCATCTGCATCTGGTGATAGTATCCGTCTGGGATCGGGGACTCTTGGGTGAACTTACGGGAGATCGGGCACTTGAATTCCACGAGCTTCCCCCATCGTGGATCCATCTTGTCCTTGGTTAGGACAATCCCGTCAGGGGACGCACCCAGGAATTTGTGGACAGGATGAACGACACACGTTGTATCCACGATCTCAGCGCCGCCCTGGATATCCCCATAAATCTCCTTGGCAATTGGCTCAAACTGGGTGCCCCACAAACACGCAGTAATTGGCCCCCCATCATTCGTCTTGGGTCCATCGAGCTTTCGCATCAGGAGTTCCTTGCGTGCGGACGGAGACGCAGTCTTGAACGCCTTGGTGATTTCCGATGCCGTCATCATTTCCGAACGGCGGAGGTGCCAGCTGTCAGAGCGCTGGTCGGCGACCCCGTAGTCCCGCAGGACTTTAAAGATGGAGCGGCGGCGGGTCCACACTTTACCCAGGTCGGTAGCCAGAAGTCGGTATACCTGCGCTTTATAGTTCCGGTAGTCATATCCACGATCCCGGCATATTTTCTTGATTCGGTGGGTGAGGTGTGTGCAGGCATCTAGTGGAAGTTCAAATACTTCCATTAGTGTATCTAATTCGTTCTGCGAAAAGGTATTCGTTTTAGTGGTTAGTGGTTTACAGAAATCCTAGGACACTAACACAATGACGACCACAACTGAAATCTCAACACAGGAAGATTGGGTCCTCCATCGCCTTGAAACTCTGTATACTCCCGAACGCCTAGACCTCCTCCGCAATATCCTGGAGAACAAGACCAATATCTCCCTCCGAATCCTAGACTGGTTTGTCACGAACTATTCCAAGATGAACAATGTATCCTACATCTCCAAGGCTGGCAAGCATGTCATCGTCTACCTCGCCTACAAGTCCCATCTCAAGGCCTACAGCAAGAAGATGTTCGACCCTTTCTGTCGCTGGACCCGTGTGAATTTCCACGGAGTGTCCACGACCGTCGGGCAGCTGAACTTCTTTGCGTGGGCAATGGAAGACGATATTATTGACTACCTCTTTGCTCATCACGACGATATCCATGCAGATATGGAGACACGCATGTCGGCGGGGGAGAAGAAGACCGAACATACCCGCAAGAAGCGCCACGAACTCTCGCATTCGGCCACTAAGTCGCTGAAGAAGCATGACGTAAAAATTACAGTTTCCTTTGAGTAGTAAATAAAATAGATGAGGATCTGGTACAAGGATCCAGTGTACATAGTGATACATGTGCTCTCGGGAGTATTGGCATACTTTATTCCCGTGATCATTCCCCTCGTGGTCTTTTACCACGGGCTCCAATATATGATGGATGTTCGCTTCTTTGGATTCCAAGGAGAGATCCGGTCCGGCAACTCATTTGAGCACACGCTCCTAAAACTTCTTGAAGTGCTTGCGGGATATTTGATGATAAAACTTGTTATGAAACCATAATCTAGAATGCTCTCACGCAAGCGGGATATTCTCTACCCTGTCAATACTGAAATCACCAATTTTGATCTGGGGACGGATGTAGAGGAATACGACTACGACGGAAAACTAGTCTTTCGGGGAAACCTGGATCCCGATTACTCGGACAGCGAGTTTCAAGTCTACTGGCTCTACGACGAGAACCAGCGTGTCGGACTTGCCGAACATCATGGGGATACTCAGACTGCATACTGGTTCCGTAACAATGTGTTTTCCACCCTTCTCCAAGAAGATTGGGAGTCCAGGGATAGAACTGTATGGTCTATGATGTCTGAGCCCGCATACGAAGACTGTATGCGATACGGCTGGACCACCGTGGAATCACTGCAAGGTCGGACATCTATGTCCATCATACGCCCCTGCGATCTCGTGAACTATGTTGTCCCCACAACTACCTGTCTCACGTGCAATACGAACGATAAATTACCTGGGTGCCTACATGAAAAAAGGACACCGAGATTCGATATCTTTTTTACATTATTTGTGGATGATGATGGTGTGCTCTACGCACCGCCAGGAGACACTCAGGCGTTCGCAACCTTGCGGCGACGAGCGGGAGCCGGAGCGGCAGACACGGGAGCAGGGGCAGGGGCCGCAGCACTGGCCGTCGGCGTAGGCGCCTCCTCCGTCTCCTCAGCCTCCGCCTCCTCCTCCTCGTCGAACGCAGCCTTGGCACCGCCAACGACGGGAGCGGGAACGTCCTCGGAATCG